AGATTAATAAAGTATCAGTTTCAGAAAATGTTTTTGGAAGATAAGTTGTATGCTGCTTTACCTAATCTTAATAGTTGGTTACTTACAAATTTCAATCAGTTAAATCATTACGCAGAGAAAACACATGAGTGAAACATTAACACAATTTGGGACATCATTTCAGTCTAAAATCATAGCTTCTTTAATGAGAGATATGAAATTTATGCAGACTATTAATGATATCTTGAGTCCTGAGATGTTTGATTCAGACTCTAACAAATGGTTAGTCAATTCAATTAGTGAGTATTACGAAGAATACAAAAAACAACCTACACTTGAAGTCATAAAATATCAAGTAGATAAAATTGAAAATGAAGTGTTGAAAAGTGGTGTAGTTGACAAGTTACGAGAAGTATGGAAGAACATTGAGGCTACTGATTTAGAGTTTGTACAATCACAAACATTAGATTTCTGTAAAAATCAATCACTTAAAAGTGCTATACTTGAATCAGTTGACTTGTTAGAGAATAAAGATTACGATGGTATAAAATCTATTATAGATGAGGCTATGAAGGCTGGTACTGAACGAGATATAGGACAAGATTATATCACATCACTTGACTTGAGACTTGAGGCTTCTGCTCGAGCTACAACACAAACTCCGTGGGACGTTATTAATGATATAATGGATGGAGGTCTAGGAGAAGGTGAGTTAGGTGTTATTGTAGCTCCTGCTGGTATCGGTAAGTCTTGGACTCTACAAGCTCTAGGAGCTGGAGCTCTCAAGACAGACAAGACGGTTGTACATTATACTCTTGAGTTGAATGAAAATTATGTAGGTTTAAGATATGATAGTATCTTTACAGGTGTAACAACATCTAACATCAAGTATTATAAAGAAGATGTTAAGTCAAAGATAGAAAAACTTCCTGGAAAATTACTAATCAAATACTTTCCTACTAAAGCAGCTAGTGTTCAGACAATAGGTTCTCACTTGAAACAAATAGAATTAAGTGGTATCAAACCCGATGTAGTTCTTGTAGATTATGCTGACATTTTGATGCCTACAGGTAACTTTAGAGAGAAGAGACATGCTATAGGTAATATCTATGAAGACTTGAGAGGATTAGCTGGTGAGTTAGAAGTTCCTATCTGGACTGCTTCTCAAGCTAATCGTTCAGCTCTTGAAGAAGATGTGATTGGAGCTGATAAAGTGGCTGAAGATTATAGTAAAGTTATGACAGCTGATTTTGTGATGAGTATGAGTAGAAAAGTTGAGGACAAGATAGCCAACACGGGTAGATTTCATGTCATTAAAAACAGATTCGGTGTTGATGGTGTTACATATCCTTCGACTATCAATACAAATATAGGACAAGTTCAGATATTTGAAGGTAGTAGTCAGTTCGGAAAAGATGCACAAAGTAAGATGAATAATAGTGAAGAGTATATGAGAAAAGAATTAGCAAACAAATACAAAGATTTTGGAAAAAAAGTTGACGGGTTTGAATAAATCCTGAATATACTTTGGTATATATTATACTTATATTTGTTACGGGAATAAAAGATTACAAGGAGTTTAGTAAATGGAAAAATTTAAGTTATCCGAAAAGTTTATAGACAAGTACAAAAGAAAAAGACCGCCTTTCGGGTTCAACGGATTAGGTGAATTAGTATACATGAGAACTTATTCTCGTATTAAAGAGAATGGTAAGAATGAGAGATGGTGGGAAACCATTCAAAGGGTTGTAGAGGGTACCTATACAATGCAAAAAAACTGGATTGAATCACATCAATTAGGTTGGAACGCATGGCAAGCACAAAAGTCAGCTCAAGAAATGTATGACAGAATGTTTAACATGAAGTTCTTACCTCCAGGACGAGGTTTATGGGCAATGGGAACAGCAATTACAGAAGAAAAAAATCTGTATGCTGCACTAAATAATTGTGCTTTTGTATCTACAAAAACAATCAAAGAAGATTACTCAAAACCATTTTGTTTCTTGATGGACGCCTCTATGTTAGGTGTCGGAGTGGGATTCGATACTAAAGGAGCGGGAGAGATTGTAGTTAAGGGTGTTAACACAGATAGAAACGAAGAAGTATTTGAGATACCAGATACTCGTGAAGGTTGGGTTGAATCACTCAAATTATTATTAGAAAGTCATTTTCATGGTACAGCTCCTGTAGGATTTGATTATAGTAAGATTAGACCTGCTGGTGTTCCAATAAAAGGTTTCGGTGGTATGAGTTCAGGACCTGAACCTTTACAAGAAGTACATAAAGATATTGAAAAAGTTTTAGAAACCAACGTAGGAGAACCAATCACAATCACAACAATCGTAGACATAATGAACCTTATAGGTAAGTGTGTTGTAGCAGGTAATGTAAGAAGAACTGCAGAGATTGTATTTGGTGACCCTGATTCAGAAGAATATTTAGATTTAAAAAACTATAAAGTAAATCCACATAGAGACCAGTATGGATGGACAAGTAACAATAGTATATTTGCTGAACTCGGTATGGATTATACAGATGTTTGTGAAAGAATTACAGACAATGGAGAACCTGGTTTCGCCTGGTTAGATAATATGAGACACTACTCTCGTATGAAAAACGGAGGAGATAACAAAGACCACAGAGTAGCTGGAGGTAATCCTTGTCTTGAACAATCACTTGAATCGTATGAGTTATGTTGTTTAGTAGAGACATTTCCGACTAATCACGATTCATTAGAAGATTATCAACGTACATTAAAATATGCTTACTTATATGCTAAAACCGTTACGTTAGGTAAAACACATTGGTCAGATACAAACAGAGTGATGTTAAGAAATAGAAGAATTGGATGTAGTGTAAGTGGTGTTGCTCAGTTTATAACAAAACATGGTATGGAAGAATTGAGAACGTGGTTAGAAGATGGATATGATACAATACAAGAATGGGACAAACAATACTCAGATTGGTTCGCTGTTCCTCGTTCTATCAAAACAACTTCAGTAAAACCAAGTGGTACGGTGTCATTATTAGTAGGTGCTACACCTGGTATGCATTATCCAGAGTCAAGATTTTATATTCGTAGAATGAGGTTATCTAAACATTCCGAGTTAATACAACCTTTAAAAAAGGCAGGCTATAAATTAGAACCAGCTTTCGGTTCAGAAGATTCTACGATGGTTGTTGAGGTGCCTGTAGATGTAGGAGAGGGTATAAGAACAGCGGCTGAACTTTCGATTTGGGAACAATTCAGTTTAGCCGCATTCTTACAGAGACATTGGGCAGACAATCAAGTTAGTTGTACAGCTACATTCAATCCTGAAACAGAAGCTGAACAATTACCTCACGTGTTGAATTACTTTCAATATAAACTAAAGGGTATCTCATTATTACCTAGACACGATTATGGTGCTTATCAACAGATGCCATACGAAGCTATAGATGAGAAAACTTACGATAAACAAGTAAGTAAACTTGGTAAGTTAAGTTTTGTTGGTATTGAAGGTGAAGAAGCAGAAGTCGATAAATTCTGTAACAACGATAATTGTGAAATTCCTGGAGAGGAAATAAAAAGTACTTGACACGTATACGATTTTATTCGTATATTCAGACATCTTAATTAAAGAGGTTCAATCATATATCAATCTATATATTACGATAGACGAGTTAATAAAATGCATATTTGGGACGATAAGTTTGGTCATCAAACTTTTCGTTACAAGAAATATGCATATACAAAACACAGAGCAGGTACATTCGTATCATTGTATGGTGACAAGTTAAAAAGAATAACAGAATGGGAAAAGGGACAACCCGACTTGTTCGAGTCAGATGTAAATCCCGAGATTCGTGTATTAGTAGACAACTATACAGACTCCGATGAACCCTCACAGGGACACAGGACAATGATATTTGATATCGAGGTAGAGGTCACAGAAGGATTTCCTAATATTCAAAGAGCTGATAATAAAATCACTTCTATAGCTTTTAACGACCCTATACTTGATGAGTATTTTTGTTATGCGTTAGACCCTAAAGACAAATTAAAATCAAACAACTCGACTGATACTATTGTTTCGTTTAAAGATGAATATGATTTGTTAAATGCTTTCTTTAAAAAATACTTAGAAATACAACCCACAATATTGACAGGTTGGAATGTTGAGTTCTTTGATGTTCCATATCTATATAACAGAGCACAACAAGTTGTAGGAAGAAATGTAGCTGATGTTCTGTCACCGATAGGTCAAGTACATTGGAGTGATTTTGCTAATCGATATAAGATAGCTGGTGTGAGTATTTTAGATTATCTAACGTTATATAAAAAGTTTACATTCAGTCAACAACCTTCATATAGATTAGATGCTATAGGTGAGTATGAAGTAGGTGAAAAGAAAGTCGAGTATGAAGGTACACTAAATGATTTGTATGAAAATGATTTAGAGAAGTTTGTTGAATATAACTTACAAGACGTAAAACTTGTAAAAAAGATTGATGATAAACTTGATTTCATTGAGATAGCTCGAGGTCTGGCTCATCTAGGTCATTGTCCTTATGAAGATGTATTTATGTCATCACGATATTTAGAAGGTGCTATATTAGTTTATCTACGTAAACAAGAGATTGTAGCTCCTAATAAACCTACAAAGGGTATCAATAAATCTGAAAAGTTCGAAGGGGCTTACGTACAAGACCCTCAGAAAGGTAAACACGA